CTAAGGGCCATTGCGCGATTCTTGCATGCGATAGCCGAGGCCGCGCACGGTTTCGATCAGATCGACCCCGAGTTTCTTGCGCAAGCGCCCGACGAAGACCTCGATGGTGTTGGAATCGCGGTCGAAATCCTGATCGTACATGTGCTCGACCAGCTCGGTGCGGGACACCACCTCGCCCATATGGTGCATGAGATAGGAGAGCAGGCGGAATTCATGGGAGGTGAGCTTCAGCGCCACGCCGTCCACCGTCGCCCTGGAGCTTTTGGTGTCGAGCCGGACCGGCCCGCAGACGAGTTCGGAGGAGGCGTGCCCCGCCGCGCGGCGGATGAGGGCGCGGATGCGCGCCAGCACCTCCTCGACATGGAACGGCTTGGTCACGTAATCGTCGGCGCCCGCGTCTATGCCGGCCACCTTGTCGCTCCAGCGGTCGCGGGCAGTCAGGATGAGCACGGGCATGGTCTTTCCCGCCCCGCGCCATTTCTCGACCACGGTGATGCCGTCCATCACCGGCAGGCCGATATCGAGGATGACGGCGTCATAGGGCTCGGTGTCGCCGAGGTAATGACCCTCCTCGCCGTCGAAGGCCTGATCGACGACGTAACCCACCTCCTTCAGCGCCTCGCTGAGCTGCCGGTTCAGGTTCGCGTCGTCCTCGACCACCAATATGCGCATGTCGCCCCCTTGCAGGCGGCCGTCCCCGAAACGGAAGGCCGCAATCCCCTTCTTACAGGCCCCGATCCGCAGGCCGCAAGCGGCAAGCGGTCCCCATCGGGCGGATCATATCGGCACCCGCACAGTCACCTTGCGGGGCCGCTCGTTGCCGCTGCCCTGCACCAGCACCGTCACCACGCAGGAGCCGCCGTCGGGCGAAGGCTCGGCGGAAAGCAGTTGCCCACCCGTTTGCGCCACGGCCTTGGCTGCGGCGGCGCGGCAATCGCCGGCCACGAAGATTACATCGCCTTCAGGCGACCCGCCCGCACCCGCGAAACCGGAAAGGCCTGCGGCGAGCGCAGCGATGATCAGGGGTGACGTCATAATGCCATTTTCCACACACGAACCATAATGAATTCCTATGTAACCCATGATGGCTGAATGGCAAATGAATGGCGGCGGCAAAGCCTTTCCGGGTTTTTCCGGTCACTTTCGCGCTATCGTCCGGCTGGCCGTCAGGCGGCCGTAGAGCGCCAGCAAGCCGCCGCCGGCGCCTGCGATGGCCGTCGCCGCCTCCACCAGCTGGTTCTGCTCCTCCGCGCCGAGATCGATCCCGGCCAATTGAAGCAGGGAGGAGAGGATCACGACGAACGCGCCCCATATGGTCTTCGATTGATACCAGGCTTTCATGCCGTTTCCTTTCACCGTTAGGGATAAAGTGTCGCCTCGGCGGGCAGGCCGAGCGCGACGGCGCGGCCCTTCTGGCGGATGCGCACGGCAAGGCTCGTCTGCGGCGTGCCGAAATCGGCAAGCTCCTGCGCCGCCGTGTAGACGAGCACCGGGGCCTCCACCTCGACCTGCCGCCTGACCGCCGCGCCGGCGAGGATTTCCACGCGATAGGCTTCCGTTTCCTCGTCCAGCGGGATCTCGGCCGCCTGCCAGTTGTCGGCGTCGATGCGCCCGCGCCGCGTCCAGCGCAGCGCAATATCGCCGCCGGCCATGCGCGCGGCGCCAAGGTGCACGGGCGCAAGCGGCGTTTCGGCCCGCACGCCGCCGGTAAAGGCGAAGGGCCCGGCCATGCCGCCCGCCAGGCCTAAGGCTTCGGCGATCCAGTTGCGTTCGAGACCCGCCTCCTCCACCGTCAGCCCGAGCGGCACCACGGCCGCGTCGAGCACCACGCAGGGGCTTTGCGCCGCCGCACCGGCGGCCATGGCATCTTCGCTGCCGCCGAGGCCGCGCAGCAGGCCGGTGAGGCGCCAGCGCCCGGCGGCGATCTCCTCCGCCGCGGCGAAGCCCAGCACCTCCCACGCGCCGTTCCCGGCCAGCACCGCCAGCCGGTTCTCGCCGTTCAGCACGCCCTGTCCGGGCAGGGAGGAAAGGCTGCCGTAAGCAAGCTTCAGCTCCAGCACGTTCGCCCGGTCGAACCGGCCGGAAACCCCGGGCAGAAGCGGCGCGGCGAGCCTGCCGATGCGGGCGGGCCGTTCGAGAAGCGCGCGAGCGCGATACCCCTCGCTGGCGGCGGAGGAGGAAAGCGCGATCCGCCGCCAGGGCCTCGCCAGCGCCGCGGCGCGGGCAAAGGCCGAGGCTTCGCCGCTTTCGTAGCGCGGCAGGTCCATGAAATGCAGGAGCGGCGAAAAGGCGTTGGCCGCCGTCCCGCCTCCCGTCGCCGTCTTCGTCCCGGCCTCGTCCCCGGCCGCCGCAGCGGCGGCGGGCAGGAATTCCCGCGCCTCGATGCGGCGCAGGTCGCCATCCTCGATGCGCGTCACCAGAAAATTCCCCGCCGGACCGTCGGCAAGCGCCAGCATGTCGCCCGCCTCGACCGCCGCGTCCTGCGGCGGCAGCGCAAAATGCAGGCTGCGGCGCGCGAGACGATGGCCGCGCAGCCGCGCCTCGACGGCGGCGAGCGCGGCTTCGCCGTCCATCGACGCGGCGAGGCTGTCATGGAGAAGACGGGCGCTCGGCCCCGGCACCCGGCGGGAGCGCACGCTCGCCGCCTCGTGGGAACCGGCGCTGTCGTGATAGTTCAGGATCGCGCCGACGGCGAAATCGCTGTCATGGCCGCGGTTTTCGCGCCACAGCGGCGCATCCTTCTCTTCCGCCAGCACGGAAAGCACAAGCGGCGGCAGGCTGGCGGCGTTGAGCGAGCGAAAGCGCAAGGTTCCGCCCGCCTCGGTCCCGCCGATCTGGAAAACCTCCATCAGCGGCTCGATCAGGTCGCGGGCCGAGGCCACCTCCCCTCGCGCCGTGCCGCCGAGATCGCCGCTGACGGCGCTGACGTCGAAATCGCTGACGCCGTGGTCGGTCAGGATCGCGGCGATGGTGTCGGCGAGCGTCGCCGTGCCCAGCCTGCCGTTCAGCCAGTGGCCGGCGCGCCAGTTGCCGCCGTCGCTCCACAGATCGAGGATCTGCGGAAAAGCCGGATAGGGCCGCGCATCCCAGGCCCAGAGGAAAATATTCCCCGGCGAGACCATCCCGCTGTCCCGCCAGTGGTCGAAATGCGCCTCCAGAAAGCGCCGCTGCTGGCTGTCGGAGCGGGCGCCACTGGAAAACCAGGGCCGCGCCCCTTCCGCCGATTTCGGATCGGGAAAGACATTCGGGCGGGTCGCCCCCTTGTCGATAGCCGGGCAGCCAAGCTCGGTGAACCAGACCGGCTTCGATTGCGGGATCCACGGCGTCGGAACAGAGTTCTCGGCGCCGCCCACCCGCTCGTGATGCGGGTTCGACCACCAGCTTTCCAGATCCTTGTAGCGGAACACCCATGGCTTGCCCGCAAGCCCATCGGTGATCGGCGAGCGCTGCCGCGCCCGGCGGTCCTCCTCGCTGGCGTAATACCAGTCGAAGCCCTCGCCCGCCGCGATCTGCGCGCGCATGGCATCCGCATCGTCGGCCAGACGAAAACCGTCCGGGTTTGCGGCGGAAAGGTCGCCGTCGCGCCAGTCGGACAGCGGCATGTAATTGTCGATGCCGATGGCGTCGATGGCCGCACTCGCCCAGAGCGGATCGAGATGGAAATAAACGTCGCCGCTGCCATCGGCGGGATGGTAGCCGAAATATTCGCTCCAGTCGGCGGCATAGGTGATCTTGGCGGCACTGCCGAGGATCGCCTTCACCTCCGCCGCCAGCGCCGTCAGCGCGGCGACGAAGGGAAAGCCGCCCTCCGCGTCGCGCAGCGTCGTCAGCCCGCGCAGTTCCGAACCGACGATGAAGCCGTCGACACCGCCCGCCGCCTGTGCCAGCAGCGCGTAATGCAGGATGAAGCGGCGATAGCCCTCATCCGTGCCGGCGAAGGCGGGCAGCCCGCCGACCGTTGAAAAACCGGCCACCGTCGCCGTGCCGCAGAAGGCGGCGATCTCCGCGCCCGCCGCCGCCGTGCGGTCCGCCGTTCCCGGCCTGCCCGGCGCGGGATGGCAGGTGATGCGCCCGCGCCAGGGATAGGCCGCCTGGTTCCCGCCGCCGTAGGGATCGGGCAGGCCGTTCCCGGGCGGAATGTCCATCATCACGAAGGGATAGAGAAACACCTTCAACCCCCGCGCCTTGAGGTCGGCAATCGCCTGCAGCACGCTCCGGTCGGCGGGCGTGCCGCCATAGGCCGGGCCTTCGCCGGCATCGCTGACGATCTGCACCGCTCCGCGCCCCTTGCCGCAGACTTGCCAGACGAGGCTTTCCGCGTTGCGCGCCGCCACCTCCACGCCGGGGCGGATGCGGCATTGCCCGGCTCGCAGATCGGTGCCGAACCAGGTGACGACCAGCGCCACGCTTTCGAGATTGGGGCAGATCGCCGTCAGCTCGTCGAGGGAGGCCTGCCAGTCGGTCGCCGCCGTCAGGCTGTTGCGGTTGAGGATGCGGGCGCTACCGTCGCCGCTGTTTTCCCGCACCTGCTGGGTGGCATAGCCCCATTCGGTCGCGCCGGGAATGACGGTCACGGCGCGGACGTCCTGCTCCAGCCGTCCCACCGGACGGATCACCTCGAATTGCAGGAAGGGAATGCGGTTGCCGAACCCGTCGAGCGGCAGGCGCTCGAACACGACATAGGCGAGGCCGCGATAGGCGGGGGCCTGTCCCTCGCCCTGCTTCGCCTCGATCAGCGGATCGGGCTGCTGCTCCTCCGTCCCTCGGTGGAAGCGCATCTCGACGCCGGTCAGGTCCAGTTCGCGCCCGTCGGCCCAGACGCGGCGCAGCGCCGCCACCGGCCCCTCGCAAAGGCCGATGGCGAAATTGGCGTAGTAGCGGAAGCTCTCGACGCGGCTGCCGCCGGCCTTGCCGCCCTTGCGCTCGACGATCACCTGTTCCTCGAAGCGCGTCGCCCAGATCAGCGTGCCGCCGATCCGCGTGGTACCGTAAAGGCGGGCAATGCCCGAGCCCTCGTCGGCGCCGGGAATGCGCGCGGCCGAAAGGCGGCTGCCGGAAACGGTGGAGGAACCGCCGAGCACCGCGCGGTCGAGCGCGTTTCCGGCAAGCGCCCCGGCCGCCCGGCCGAGCGCCGCCCCGACAGGGCCGAAAATGCCGCCAAGGGCAGCACCCGCCGCCTGCAAGAGAATGGTCGCCATGGGTATCAGACCTCCGGAAAACGGTGCACCGCCGCGATCCGCCGCGCCCAGGCGGGCGTCAGCGCCGAGCGGACCACCGCCGCCTGCTCATAGGCGTGGATGAAATGGTTTGGCTCCGCCAGAATGCCGGCATGCTTGGCGGCACAATCGGCCCGCCAGCGAAACAGCAGCAGATCGCCGGGCACGGCGTCGGCAAACGGGATCGCCGGGCCGAAATGGCGCCGGGCCGCCTCGATGAGACGCTCCGCGCCGCCGCGCTCGCCCCAGTCGGGCGCATAAGGCGGCACAAGCTCGGGCTCGGCGCCGTAAAGCTCGCGCCAGATGCCGCGCACGAGACCGAGGCAGTCGCAGCCCACCCCCTCGCGCGCGGCCTGATGGCGGTAGGGCGTGCCGATCCAGCGTTCGGCAATCGCCAGAGCCTTTTGCTGCGCGCTCATCTGTAGAGCACTCCGCCGTCATGCACGCTCTCGCCATCGGCATAGGAATAGGCGAAGTCGGACCCCGGCATATGCGGAAAGCCGCGGAAATTCAGGGTGTTGGCGAATTTCGCCCGGCAGGTGGCAAAGGTCTTGTCGCAGCCCGCCGTCACCGTCACGGCATCGCCCGGCTCCGGCAGGCGGGCCAGCGGCAGCCACAGCGTCAGTGCGCCGCCCTCCTGTGCCTCGATGTCGGCGCGCGTGCCGGAAAGCGGCCCGCTTTCGAAGGTCAACACCCCATGGCGAAAGAAGCCATCGGCAAAACCGTCCAAACCGCTGACGTTGAGGCGGCTGGTATTCTCCACCGCCGTCACCGCGCCTTCGGCGCGAAAGGCCGGATCGTCGAGCGGCACGCCGCAGCGGGCATCGCCGAGCGCCGCGTCGCAACGCCGCGTATAGACCCGGCCCTGCGCTTGCGAAAGCCTGTGCGCAAGCCCGCGCAGCTCGGCGCGGAACTCGCCGCCCGCCCGCGTCACCTCGCCGATCTCCTCCACCTTCAGCAGCATCCGCTCACCCGGATCGGCCCAGTTGACGAGAAAAAGCTCGACGCGCGCGCCGTCGTAGAGACCGACGGAAAGATCCTCCTCGCGGATCGCCTCGCTGGAAAAGCCGCCCGCCACCTCGCTGGTCGACACGGCAATACCTTCCTCCTCCTCGCGCTCGCTGGCGGCAAAGCCGCTCGCCGCCTGAAAATCGGTGCCGCCGAAGGACAGCTTGCCGTCATGATCGGTGAAGCCCATCACCGCGCCGTCGCGGCGGACAAGCCGCCAGCAATGGCAAAGCGTGGTCACGTCGCCTCGCAAATGCGCGGCGAGATCGTCGGGAACAGTCCTCATGGCAGGATCTCCATCAGCGGAATGGCCGGGATACGCCCGGCGCGGAAGGCCGAAAGGCTCACGTCGATGCGGTCGGTGTCGAAGCGCACCGGCACGTCGAATTCGTATCCGGCGGAAACGATCGCACCGGAAATGGGAATATAATCCTCCGCGAAGGTGACAACGCCCGTCGCCGCATCGCAGGCAAAGCGCTCCGGCCCCTGCTCGACGCCGTCGAGGGCCACCCGCACCGTGCCCGCCACCGGCTTCAGAATGGCGCGCGTCCAGCTTCCCTCCGCATCGCCATAGGTCTTGGCGAGCTGGAAATCCGCCGTTTCGCCGTCGCCCGCGCCGATTGCCTGGTCGAGCGGCGTTACCGCCGCTTCCGGCCTGCCGGAGCGGAAATCGAGCGGATCGCGGAAGCGGAAGCCGTTCAGTGCCCCCGACCGCGCCTCGAAGAATTCCAGCACCTCGTAGAGATCGCCGACCGAGCGGATGCCGGAACCGGCGTCATAGGCGCGGCGGGAATTGGCCCAGCGGCTGTTGCGGGTCTCGCGCCCGTTGGAAAGATTGACGATTTCGGTGCGCCGCACCGGCCCGCCGCTGACGCCGAGCGCCAGCCGCAGCGGAAACCGCACCTCGTGAAAACCCGTGCTCATCGCAATATCCTCAAAAAAGGAACAAAGTCCCCTGCCCCATGCCCCTCTCCCCACAGGCGGGGAGAGGGGGAACGGAGGTCGCGCCACAAATCCCTTCTCCCCGCATGCGCGGAGAAGGTGGCGGCAGCCGGATGAGGGGCAAATCTCCCCTGCCTCACAATTGCCGCCGCCCGCGCCCGGCGGTGCGGGCCAGCATGGCGGCGATCTGTGCCTCGGTCTTGCGGAAGCTGTCAGCGTCGGCAGCCGTGACGTTGAAGACGATCTGCGTGCCGCCGCCTTCGCCCGCCGCCACGCCAAGCGTGCCGTCCGCGCCGCGTTTCAGCGGCAGGATCGCCTCCGCCCCCGCCTCGCCCATCAGCCCCATGTCGCCGCCCATCGGAAAATAGGAGGGCGCAGCAACGATGCCGCCATCGGCGAAGGGCACGACCCGCCCCGGCACGCCACCGTTCGCGAAGGCGAACAGCGAGCCGAGGCCGGAGGCGACCCCCGAAACGGCGCCGGAAAGCAGCGTTTCCAGCGGCTTCAGCCCGGCGGAAAGGGCAATGTCGGAAAGGCGCATCCCCAGCGCCTTCAGCACGTCCTCCAGCCCCTTGCCGCCCACGGTCGCCGCCCTCAGCGCCGAGGTCAGCGCCGCGCCGAAGGATCGGGAGCAGCCTTCGAGATCGGCGAGCGCATCGGCCAGCGCCCCCGCCCCGCCCTCGGCGGTCAGGAAATCGTCGTCATCCATGTCTGCCTCTTCAGGTTTCGTCGGGGAAAGCCGCTATCAGCGCATCGAGATCGCGGCGCGAAAGCGTTTCGCGGCGCGGCTTCAATCCGCCCGCCATGGCGAAGAATTCGCGCGGGCTCATCGCCCAGAAGGTCGCCGGCGGCAGCCGCAGCAGGCAAAGGCCGGTGTGGATCGCCTCCCCCCAGGGGAAGGGCTCCGGCCCGCCCGCTGCGGCCCTCAAGGGTCCGGCGGAGCGTCTCCCTCGCCCGTAAAGGCGGCGGCAAGCAGCGCCGCGACGATCCGCGCGGCACCGGCCACACCGCCCTCGATGTCGAGGGCGGCCACCTCCTCGTCGGAAAAGAGGTTGCCGCCGCCGCGAAGTCCCGCTCCGACGATGCGGATCAGGTCGCGCGCCCGCAAACGACCGGCGGAAAAGCGCGCGCCGAGGCTCGCCAGATCCTCCGCCGCGAAGGCGGTTTCGAGTTCGGCGAGCGCGCCGAGCGTCAGGCAGAGAACCCGCCGCTCGCCGCCGATCACCGCCTCGACCTCGCCGCGGCGGCGATTGGCGCGTCCCTTCGTCCCGCCCATCAGAGCGCCCCGAAGGCGATGACGCCCGCCGATTCCAGCGCGGCCTCGAACTGCACCTCGCCATTGTGCTGGCCGGAATATTCGAGCGCCGAAATCTGGAACGGCCCGCTCACCGTGCCGAAATCGGGAATGACGATTTCAAAGGTGAGGATCGTGCCGGTGAAGAAGGCTTGGCGCAGCCGCGCATCGGACGCCTGGTCCTTGAAGATGCCGGTGCCGGAAAGCGAGGCGCGCTGCACGCCCGCGCCGCCCAGCAGTTCGCGCCAGTGCCCGGCACTTTCGGCGTCGGTCACGTCCACGGTCTCGGCGTTGAAGGAAAGCCGCTTCGAGCGCAGGCCCGCCACGGTCGCAAAGCCCGCGCCGTCCTGCACTTTCAGCAAGAGATCCTTGCCCTTTTGAGCCACCATTTTTCGATCCTTTCGGAAAAATCGCGCTATTCGGTCACGGCGCGGAAGAAGAGTTCGGCGGCGAAAGCCGCGGTTTTCGGCTCGCGCCGGGTGCGGGTGCGCAGATGCAAGAGGTTCACCAGCGCGAAACCGTCGAGGGAAAGCGCCGCGTCGTGCAGCAGCGCATGGATACGGGCGGCGATCCGTTCCGCCTCCCGCCTGCCCTCTGCCCTGGAGCGGACGGCGACGGAGAAGAAATGCTCTGCCCCGCCTTCCGTCGCGGTCGACCAGTCGCGGCTTTCCATCTCGCCGATGACGAGATAGGGCGCCGCCGTCCGGTCGAGCAGCCGGTCATGAATGGCGTTTTCGCCGATCAGCGCAGTCAGCGCCGCATCGCCGGAAAGCCGGGCATGGATCGCGGTCAAAAGGGCGTTGGCGGCGCTCATGGTCCCTCCTCCTCGCACTGGCAGGCGAGATAGCGGCGCGTCTCGTCGGGGTCGTGGAAGGCGCGGATGGCGAACGCCCGCGCCCCCTTCGTCAGCCGCATGCCCGCCTCCAGCCCGTCGCGATGGCGCAGCCAGATGCGGTGGGTCATGCTGAAGGTGCGGGCGGAGCCTTCCTCCGCCACCGCATGGTTCACCGGCTCGATCAGCGCCCAGAGCGAGGCGAGCGTCTCGAAGCTCACCGCCGCGCCGCCCTGCCCGTCCGGTGCGGCCACGGGCCGCTGAAGATCGAGCCGCGCCGTCATCCGGCCGGGGTCGAAGAAGATCAGCGCCATGGGTCAGAGCCTTTTCACGAGGAAGGGGGCGATCAGCCGGGCATAGCCGTCCGGCACGACGGCGGGCTGGTTGTCCGCCGCCACCGCGCCGCGAAATTCGAACATCAGCGCCACATGCGTCAGCATCGCCCGCTTCAGCGCGTCGGGCACATCCGCGCCGGTCTCGCCGAACCCGGCGGTGAAGTCGATCTCGATGCCGTTCAGCGCCTGCCCCGGTGCCGGCCGCGTCTTCAGCAGCAGTCGCGCCGGAAACGTCGCGCCGTCGAGCGCATGACCGCCCAGCGGCACGGCGGAGGGCTCGCCCGCGTCGTCGTAAACGGTGACGGCGGTGATCTCCCGCACCGGCCCGTGCCGCAGTTCGACGATGCCGCGCTGCGGCCAGCGGTCGAGATAGAGCCGCATCGTCCGCTCGATCAGGCAAAGCCCGGTCTCGCGCTCCAGATGCTCGCGGGCGGTCCTGATCAGCGAAAGCACGAGGTCGTCCTCGGCCTCGCCGTCGAGGCGCAGATGCGCCTTTGTCTCGACAAGCGTCAGCGGCTCCGCCACAGGCGGAACGATGGTTGCATAGGTCATGGATAAACTCCCGGAACCGATGGCTCGGTTGGAAACGACCCCCTCTCCTTTGTCACCCTCGGGCTTGACCCGAGGGCCCACACCGCAGCCGCGGCAATGGATGCCCGGCTCAAGGCCGGGCATGACGGCGGAGAAGTGGAACAGGACTTAAGCGGAAAACTTCACCAGCTTGATCGCCTCGAAATTCTGCACCCCGCCGCCGACGCGCTTGGTGGTATAGAACAGCACGTAGGGCTTGGCCGAATAGGGATCGCGCAGGATGCGCACGCCCACCCGGTCGACCACCAGATAGCCGGCGCGGAAATCGCCGAAGGCGATGGCATGGGCGTCGGCGGCGATATCGGGCATGTCCTCGGCCTCGGCGACCGGGAAACCCAGCAGCGAGGCGGAAAGGCCGGGGCCGGCGGGCGGCATCCACAGATAATTGCCGTCGCCGTCCTTGAACTTGCGGATCTGGCTCTGCGTCTTGCGGTTCATCACGAAATGGGCGTTCTGCCGGTGCCCGGCCTTCAGCGCGTAGATCGTGTCGATCAGCGTATCGGAAGGCCCGCTCGCCTTGAAGCCCCCCGCCTGTCCGGTGGAAACCGTGCCGAGCGAACCCCAGCTCCAGCTGGCGTCGGCCACCTTCGCCTCGGTCAGAAAGCCCTTCGGCGCGGTCACGCCGTCGCCGTTGACGAAGGCCGCGCCTTCCTGCTCGGCGAAGACGATATCGACTTCCCCGGCGATCCAGGCCTCGATGTCCACCGCCGCGTCGTCGAGCAGCGCCTGCGTGGCGGCGGGCATGGCGTAAAGCTCCATGGTCGGGAAGGAAAGCTCGGCCAGTTGCGGCGTGTTGGTCTGCGGGCGGGCCGCCGTCTCGGCCACCCATCCGGCGGAAAGGCCGGCGGGGGCGAACGGCTTCTTCAGCACCGCGCCGGAGACCTGCCTGACGGTCGAAAGCGCGCGGATCGGCGAGACGGCGGAAAGGCGACGGCCGATCTCGCCGTCCGTTTCCGGCGGCACCAGATAGCCGCCGTCGGCGGGCGTGCCGGCGGAAAGCGCCTTGGCCTCCAGCTCGCGCAAGGCGGCCTCGTCGCCGCGGCGGATGTAGCTGTCGAAGGCGGCCTTGTGCTCGGCGTTGTCGGCGGCGGATGCGCCGGAGGTTCCGAGCGCGGGCCGCGCCTTCTTCAGCACGAGCTGGTCGAGCACCTTCTTCTGCTCGTCCATGGCGCGGTTGATGCGGTCCACCTTGTCCACCGTCACGGTGTCGGCGGAAAGCTTGCGCTCCATTTCGTCCATGCGCCGGTCGTTGACCTCGCGGAAGGCTTCGAAGGCCTCCATGAAGTCCTCGAAGGCGGCCGTCACCGTTTCCGGCACAGCCTTGATTTCCGGCGCCGTCTTCTCAGTTTCGAAAGTCATCGGCATTATCCCTTGAAGGTTGTCATGATCATCGTCCGGGCCGCCCGCCGCAGGGTGCGGACAAGCTCCGTTTCCTTGTCGCGGTAAAACCGCGCATTCTTCACGTTCGAGACCCTGGCCGAAGGCAGCATCGGAAAGGTCACGACCGAGATTTCCCAGAGATCGGCTTCGAGAATGCGGCGCACGCCGGTCGCGGCGTCCTTGGCCGCCCGCACGGTACGGAAGCCGATGGAAAGCCCGTCGAGCGCGCCGGTCTTCATCAGCGCGTGCACCTCGCGGGCACGGGCCACACCGGGCGACAGCGCGCCCTCGACATAGAGGCCGCGCCGATCCTCGCGGATCACCTTCCAGGCGCCGATCGGCTCGGAAGGGTCGTGCTGGTAGAGCATGCGCACGCCGGAGGCGCCGCGCCCGGTCAGGCTGTTGGCGAAGGCCCCGCGCTCGATGCGGTCCTTGGCGAGATCGACCTCGCCGAACAGGCTGGCATAGCCCGAAAAGGTGCCGTCGCCGGAAAGGGTGGAGAGCGCAAGGCTTGCGAATTTGTGCGTGAAAGGCTTTGCCCGCGCGGATGCGTGCATCGTCATGTCTCCGTTTCTTTAAAATGATTCAGGCGCCGGGCCGGCTGCCGTAGCGCCCGGCGATGCGGGTCAGCACCCCCAGCACCCACCACGCCGAAAGGCTCGCCGCCGCCGATCCGGTCAGCAGCATCTCATGGGCGGAAAGCGCATCCGCCAGCCCCGCCTGCCGGGCGATCCACAAGCCGGCGGAAGGGCCGAAGATCAGCCCGCAGGCAAGGCCGGTGACGAAGCGGCTCGCCGCCTCGCGGCGGCTTTTCGGCAACAGGTAGACGAGCGAGACGGCGGCCCCGGCCAGCGCACCCGCAAGGCGCAATCCGGCCAGCCCCGGCTCGTGAACGAAGTCGGTCATCGTAACCCTCCCTTAAGGGTGCCATTGCTATCAACGGCGCACGCGCAAGCCCGGCCAGGTGTTGAGAAAATGTTGAGAAAACACTTCAGGAGCGGCGAAAAACCGAATCCCGCGAATCCCTTGGCGGGATTTCCTCGCAATCCGGTTCCGCTTCCTCGCAAATCGATTCCGCAAGACGGCAAACCGATTCCGGTTTTCCGGCCAGCCGCTTGAAACGGCTTGCTTTTCCGTCAGTAGCCGACCGCCTCGCGCTTCTCTGCGGCGGTCAGGAAATCGGCGGCCGTCAGCCGCGCCCACAGCTCGCCGCGCTCGGCGGCAAGGCCCGCCACCTGGTCGAGATCGGGCTCCAGCCGCAGTTCCTCGCCGACGATCTGCGACAGCCACAGCGACAGCGCCGAAAGCGTGCGCCCCATCATCGGCAGCACCGTCAGCCGCCAGAAGGCGCGGTTCGCCTCCTGGTAATTGGCATAGGTGTTGTCGCCCGGCACGCCGAGCAGCATCGGCGGCACGCCGAGCGCAAGGGCGATGTCGCGCGCCGCGCCGTTCTTCGCCTCGGCGAAATCCATGTCGCGCGGCGAAAGCCCCATCGATTTCCAGTCGAGCCCGCCTTCGAGCAGCAGCGGCCGCCCGGCTCTCACCGCGCCGGAATAGCCCTCCTCCAGTTCCTGCTTCAGCCGCTCGTATTGCGCGGGCGAAAGATTGCCGCCCTCCTTCGGCTGATAGACGAGCGCCCCGGAAGGCCGGGCGGAATTGTCGAGCAGCGCCTTGTTCCAGACGGCGGCGGCATTGTGCAGGTCGAGCGCGCCCTGCGCCGCGCCGAGCGGCGCATAGCCCGAATGGTCGTCGAGCGGATGGAAGTTGCGCAGGTGCAGCAGCCCCGGCCCGTCTCCGTCGACGGCATAGCGGCGCGCAGCCCCGGCGGCGCGGTATTCATAGGCTTCCGGCCAGCCGTCGCGGCCCTCGATCACCCGCACCCGGTCAGGCCTGAGAAGATGCAGCTCGCGCGGGGTGCCGGCGAGCGCCAGCGGTTCGACCCAGGCGTTTCCGGCGATCAGCAGATGGCCGTAAAGCGCCTCGAAGAAATCCGCCGCCGCCATGCGCGGATTCGGACGGCGCATCAGCGTCAGCACGGCATGCTCGCTCACCTCGCCGCCCGGTCCGTAGAGAAGCAGCGGCACGCTGGCCGCTGATTCCGAAACCATGCGCACGCAGCGATGCGCCACGGGGTTGCGCATGAAGCCCTCGCGGGCGAGCGCCGCATAGGAACGCCCGCTCCAGGCCGCCCCCTGATACGAAAAAACCGCCGCGAAAGGGGCGGCGGTCTTGGTTTCGGTGGCGGGGCTTTCGGGCACGCGGGAGCGTCCCGCCGGGCCCTGCCACGGCAGACGGAATGGCATTCTCAT